CAGCGTATCAAAGATTGAAGCTTGTATTGGTATAAGTCGTATTCACTCTCATAGCAAGGAGTGAAACCGACGAAAGGATAGCTTGTCAGGTTATATGGGTTATCATCTTCATGCACGACCTCGTTATTGATCATGCAATAGAATTTCATTACCTTCTTTTGTCTCTTGTAAGAAACAACACCAGGGATGCGCATGATTTCAGCCATGATCTTGGCATTGTCGCTTGAGACTTCGATTTCTTTAAGAGTAAGAGGGTTAATAACAACGTCAACTTCCTTGTATTGCTGCTCCCAGTATTCTGTATAGCAGAGTAAATCTTGAGACTGATAGATGCGCTGCTGAGGCAAGAAGGTAAACAATTCATCTCGCATGTTGCCTTGCATCTGATCAAGTATGGCTTTTTTCCTTGGAAATTTGGATATAGCCTCTTGTTTGGACATATAAGCCCGACGAATTAGAAAATCACAATCAGTTAACCCAACTAAATCAGTGCAGAACGGGTCAATGATTATTGAATTCCAAGGGTAATATCTATATTTTACGTCCCCATTCAATGGATCAAAGCGATAGTCCATTTCAAGGCCAAGATACCCAATGCCAGATACGAGACCGCCCTTAAACATGTCCGAAGCTGCATAATGACCACGACCCGTTCTCATTGTGTGATAGAGGCATTTTGTGAAAATATCTGCTGTTTCTGCTGACGAATCTTCTATCGGTTGTGCTATAATAGACGTGCGATTCTTCCGCTCATAGCCTTGAACCATGTTCACGCAAGCACGGGTCAAGTTAAAACAATAATCTGGCCTCTGCTCTTGCTGCAAATACCTGCGCTCTTCCGGAGTCCATTGGTTATTGAGATAAAAGCTTTGGTCGCGATAAGCTTCAACCCAAAAAGCTTGCCAATTTACAAAGGCACGGTTATAGGCTGTACGTATTTTTTCGACAGGTGTAACGGGAGTAGGGGTAAATAAATCGCGTGAATCCATGTGCCGAGTAAAAAATTTAATTACCATTACGGTAAGGCTATATAATTTTGTTGTCAAATAGGCAAAAATTAATTTTTATTTAATGGGTAGGTTTGTTATGGTCGCCGTTTTAAAGAGGTGCGCTATGAATTGGATATCAATTGAAGACTTGTTTCCGCCAGAGGGCGAAATAGTGCTATGTTGCGATAAGCATAATGAGTTTGTAACGATTGGCCGCATGAATATGGATGAAGATGGGCAACAAGGATGTTTTGAGCTTATGTGGATAGAAGAGGTTCAACTTGATGCTCAGATTACCCACTGGATGCCAAGGCCTAAGCCTGCAAGAGGATAGATGATTAACGATATTATGCCGCCTTGGATTTTTCCAACAGTTCCAGTCGTTAAAGTATTCGATAAAAACAAAAATGGTTACATCGAAGGGTACTATTGCTTTGAGACACAAGCATGGAAAAACACGAAGGGAATCAAGGTTATGACAACAGGATGGAAATACAAATGAAAGACAAGATTAACGAAGTCTTAGAGGTATTGGATGAAATCGCGTCGATACTACATGAAATGAATGTTGATGAAACTCCTATCCTGAAAGAAATCTGGAAAGCAGAAAAGATCCTTGACGATATGAAAGGAGAATTTGTTTCTCATTCATTGCCAGATGCGCCTAAAGAGGAAGTGAAATAATGAACTGGATTAGCGTTAAGGATAGATTACCTGATTTTGGAAAAGAATATATTTTCTTCACAGGCAAGCAAGAAGTAACTGTCGGATCAGTTTTTGCACATGAAGAGGCTGGGGGTTACGCATGGATTAGTGACTCGCTTTCAGAAAAAATAGAAATAGCTCGCTACTGGATGGAATTACCGAAACCTCCAGAAGATAAAGAGGGGACGGGATGAATGGCTTGGATTTGTTCAGTGGAATCGGAGGGATGTCACTTGCATTGCAACCCTGGGTTAACCCAGTCGCTTACTGCGAAATCGACCGCTATTGTCAAGCGGTATTGTTGTCTCGAATGGCACACGGAGATTTACAACCCGCTCCAATTTGGGACGATGTGCAAACACTCGGAAAAGAATCAGGGACATTTCCTAAATCTTTCGTTGATATCATATATGGCGGCTTTCCATGCCAGGACATTAGTATTGCAGGTCATGGAAAAGGCTTGGAAGGAGAGCGAAGCGGCCTTATTTATGAAATATTCAGACTGGCCAGAGAACTTAATCCCTCCTTCATTTTCTTGGAAAATGTCCCGGCAATCACAACCAGAGGCGGTTTGGCATTGGTCAAAGAAATTACCTCGATGGGGTATGATTGTCGATGGTGTATTATATCCGCTGCAAGCATTGGAGCGTCACATAAAAGAGAAAGATGGTTTCTCTTGGCCCACACCCCGAGCGAGCGATGCAAAAAGACAAGACAGCCCCTGCGATCGAAAGCGAAACAGTCCGAGCTTATCAACAAAATTGAATATAGTAAGTGGGACCAAGAACCAGAAAATAAATTTGAACTGGCTCGAGTGGTTAATGGGTTACAAGACAGGACACACAGAATTAAAGCCCTGGGCAATGCAGTGGTTCCGGCTCAGGCCAAAGAAGCCTTCAAAATCCTGATGGGTTTAGATGACGAGGGGATGGGATGAAAGTCTGATAAAGTAAAAAATTGATAGTAAGGTTGTTGCAATGAGTGATTTTGAAGAAACAAATAAAAAAATATGCCGCGCCCTGTTAGAGAAACATGGAAAAATATCTTCTTCGCTTGTTCAGTTGAAATGCCGCGTGTCTTTTCATTATGCTAAAATCCTGATTGCACAGATTCATCAAGAACGAGCAATCGAACGCTGGAAAGACAAAATTAGCTCTTGCGAAAAAGAAGGAGTTTTGATCGGGCAAAAATGAAAAAATGCAACAGAAGATATATTATCAGACTGTGAAAAATATATCTATGTCCTTTCTTCAACTTCGCTTTTTGACTGTCATGGGAATAATTTAACAATAACATATTTTGGAATTTTATGGATCTAGAATTTATTGCACGTGCCAACGAAATGGCAAAACCTGTTTGGGATGAGTTTAGAGAAAATCGACGTCTTATAATCGCTAAATGGAATGATGACAATCGTGTTAAATTACGAAAACTTATTAAAGAATATTCTCAGACTGAAAAAGGGAAATTAGCTTCTAAAAAAAGGTCAATAAATCGTCGACTTCGCTTTAAGAAAGCATCTGAGGGTTTGAGTAAACAAGAAAAAAGAGATATAGCGGAATTTTATAAAAATTGCCCTGAAGGTTACGAAGTAGATCATATTGTACCAATCTATAAAGGTGGGATACATCACTTAATCAACCTTCAGTATTTGACCCCAGAAGAAAATAGAAAAAAACACATCACATGTGAAGAATGGATTGATTAAAGAAATACCCTGAGGAAATATGCAAAAAATAATTCAGAAACTTGAATACGACTTATCGTTGGTTTATCGAAATATCGATGATACAGAGCATTCAATCGTTGTCGCTTTAGAGGATAACAAGATGAGAGAAGAACACTTGGTTAAATATCATCTGGAGGCTAGAGACTTAGAGAAAGCCCTTGATATGCTATCAGGAAACACATTAACCCAACCCCAGGAACAAGATGCAAGACAAGAGTAAACAATGTGACGAACTGTACACGAAGTTAAAAGAACACTTTATGGAATACGAAAATGAGATAACAATGGAAGTGCTTTGCTCGACCCTTGGTTTTTGTATTACCCAGTTTAGTAATCAGCAAGAGGCATTGGGCGGAGTACTTGGCAAGATCGTTTACTATCTCAGCTCGTACCAAAGAGACCAAGAACTAGAACGTCTTACAGAAAAACCAGAAGTCTAATATTTGTATCTCTAGTGATATCGGTATGGATACCGATATATCTATCGGCATGACCATCACTATGGCTATTTATATTTGTCCTTATTTATACTCCGTAAAAACGGAGGATATATGATAACGGTAGTAGGTGGAACTAAAGGTGGAACGGGCAAAAGCACCACAGCAATAAACTTAGTTGTTTTGCTATCCCAAGCGGGTAAGCGCGTCTTGTTAGTTGATGCGGACGAACAAACAACCTCATCGATTATAGTTAATCAGCGCATAGCCAATGGCACGCCTTATCAGTGGGTTACTCTTCGTCTGACAGGCAAGGACATGCATAAGCGTTTACTTGAGCTTGAGCCTAAGTATGACCACATCATTATTGATGTTGGCGGGCGAGATACGAATAGCCAGCGTTCTTGTCTTTGCGTTGCTGATAAGTATGTGATTCCCTTTAGGCCAAGATCTCTAGACTTGTGGAGTGTTGAGGATATCAATAAAATGCTTGATGATGTTTTGAAAGCCAACCCAGATTTAACAATCTATGCTTTCATAAATCAAGCGGACACAAGCGGAAAAGAAAACGAAAATGCCTTGGAATTCTTAAAACAATCTGATCGTTTCATTTGCCTGGAATCAATGGTCGCTAATAGAAAAAGCTTTGGTTACTCACTTGACGATGGGTTAGGGATAAACGAAATGAAAAAGAAAGACAAAAAAGCCGTGCAAGAAATGACGGACTTATATAAATGTATCTACCGATAGAGATATCGATATCAATATAGGAAATGGAAATGGTCAAAGCGATTCAAAAAGTAATTGATCCTAAGTGGATAGAACACGCAGTTAATGGCGGTGCAGATATTAAGTCTGATAGGCAAGAGCAACTTGAAAAAGAACTGCTCGAAGCGAAGAAAGAATTATTAAAGTTGAAGACCAGGAAGTCTAAGTTTGTTCATTTGCGTCTACCTAGTGAGCTGCTTGCTGAAATAGATAGGCAGGTCAACGAGGATCAATATGAATCACGCAATCAATGGATGATCGACGGATTAGAATCGCTGTGTACTTCTAAGAAATCACGGAAAAAATAATGATATTGACGGGTTTAGCTATAGCAACAATTGGGTTTTTCAATGTTTTGGTATTGTATAAAGCAGGTAAAAACCTAGAGAAAGAACTTTATTCAATGCACGCTGCTATTTTAGAAACGAAAGCAGCTTACAGAAACATAAGATGCTCGATAGAATACATTGAAAGACATCAGCAAATGATCTACTCCTCTATTTCTAAATTCTCCGACCGTGAGTGCGGAAATAAGAATCCGCCTGCGACTGAGTTACCGACTGAGACTCATCCGTGCAAAGAGAAAGACCTAAACAGAGATATCTAAATGCGTCACAACAATGGCTATGCTCATCATGAGAAGGCCTACCGGACCACATTCCCAGGGATGAATCCCATTTCTGGGTATAGTTTTCTAGATGATGGACAAGCTTTAAAACATTGTCATTGTTGTGAAAGAAAAACTTAGAAAAATTATTTCTAACGCAATCGATGCCATCAGCTAAGGAAACGTCTGGCACTAAAACAAACTGGACTCCGAGTTTTGCTGCGGTGTCTATACGTGATACACCTGTGCTATATTCATGGACTTTCAAGTCATGTGGGCCTAAATGCGTGCCTAAATGATAATCCTTCTTGTGCACCATCTTGCAATAATCAGCTAGTGAATGGCCTGAGCCTTCAATAAAATCTATTATGTGAACTTCTTTGCCAACTATCTGAAAGAAGATAATGCAATTATGATCTGAGAAGCCTAAGTCCCAACTTGTATGAACTCTAAGCGTGGGTTCTTCAGGAATATGCAATATTCTTTTAGAGTTACGCGCTGCGCTAACATGAGCGGCATAGTAAAGGCCATTCATGTTAACTTCAAAGGCTTCTTCTGGAAAGCTAGGATACTCTTTTTTCATGGCATCTTGAAGCACTTCATGCTTCTTGATGTACCATGACTTTTGAGCATCCGTTAGCTTAATGCCACGCTGAGCTAAGGACTCGAAGTAAGCTTTGTAATAGTCTGTTGTCATTTAAGAATCTTATAGCTCAGGTAAAACCAACTCAAACTAATCAGTGTAAATAGAAGCATCCCTGAAAAGATTAGATCATTGGTTACCATCTGTTCTCCACTCTTCCATTATGCCAAGTCCTATTGCAGGCTCTTCAACTTTCACCGCTGGGTAACCATTCTCTTCAACAACTATTGCGCATATGCGATCTTTAACAATGCACATATTAGCTAAATGGATATACTTATTGTTTCCTATCAGCAGCTCACTAAATATCTGCTCATTGCTCATATTCTCACGCGGGGTCGCAGTAAGAACCTGATTGTTCTCTAGGTATATCACTATTCTTGGCGTCATCGAATGCCTTTTTAATTTGTTTAAAATCTCTTTCAATTTGTTGCTGTACATATCCACGAGCTACATCCCATTTAATGCCGCAACTAGATATTTTTTTCTGAAGTTCTAGATAGGTTATCATTAAACGACCAATATCATGATCTAAGTTAATCATTACTTCTTAGCCTTTGGCTTTGATCCAAAGCCTTTGAAGTATGCGTCTACTCGATCAATATGATTCTCAAATTGACGTTGTATTGATTTAACGTGTTCAAGGGACGCTTTGTCGGATATCACATTCTTTAAGCTTTCAATGTCCTTTTCTATTTTCTTAACAAAGATGCCTGCTGCGGGCAAAATGTCATCACAGAATTCATCAAATTCTTTTAGCTTTTCCTTTTGCTTATTGACTTCACGCCAGATAGTTTCCAAGTCTTTCTTGAGTTTATCTTCGTCTTCTTTTTCCCAGATATCTCGTTCTTTAAGATATTTATCTATGTAAGAAACTTTATTGCAATCTGCTTCTAAAAGATCCAATCTATCTCTGTGATTTTTAGAAGAATACTCCAAGTTTTGAAAAGAATACTTGTTAACTCCATTTAATATACTTGTTAAATAATCATAGTTTTTCTTTAGCTTTTCGATCTCGTTCAAACGATTAGTCATCATATTGAATAGCGTAGCAATACAGACAATACAGACAACAAAAGCAAAGGCTTCTAACATTGTTTCTCCACTTTTTCTTCTTGGACTTGGGCTTCTACTTCAGTAGTTTCATCACATTCAGGTGCTGGATAAGAAAAAACATTCAGATGAATGATCGTGCTTTTCTCTTTTGGATCGGACTTTTGCTGTACAGTTAGGTCAACCACTTCTTCAATAGATGGTCTTTCGTTAACTGTTCTGGTATGGGGCAAGGACATGCAACCTGATAGGATCAGTGTTGATATAACTAAACATAATTTAAGCATTTAAGATTCTCCTTATTTCTTTAGGTATTGGATTCAAGCATATATTGCGGGTGTTGCCACCACGGTAGAAAGAATAGTTTAAAGTCCAGAGCGGTAAGAGCCTTGCCTTGCGCCTGCGCGTCTTGGCATTTTTTAACCATGTTATAGAAGTGTCCCTCTCTACCCTCGGCCGTCGATTCAATCGTAATAAACTGGCCAACGTCGACCGTGTTGAGCGCACCTTCGATGATCTCATTTGCTTTGGTGGGAAACTCTCTGCATATCTTGCCGAATTCACTAATGTGAAGCAGTTGGACCGTACCAGATCGCAAGGAGTGTGATACGCGGTAGACAGACCCGTTACTAAAACGTAATTCGTTAGTATTGTCTCGATAAGCTTGCACAAGGCCTTTGATGCGGGGATGTAAAGAGTCATAGGCATATTTCACTTTGTCTTTGAAAATTTCTCTTGAATTTTCCGCTCGGTCTGTAACAATAGCTGCGTTAATGTTTGTGTTCCAAAGGCAGTGATCAAGGTAGTAGATTGCAAAGAAGGTGGTAATTCCCAATTGGCGAGCTTTGAGTATGATGTTGAAATTGTGCATATCGTTGAACAGAATCTCTTGCGCCCAATTGAGATTAAACTTAACTTTTTGGCCTTTCTTATTCTTGATATAATAGAGGTTTTCGAGTCTCCATCGTCTATCTTTAAGCAATACCTTTTCTTCATCAGTGAACTTCATTTGTTAACGGGATTGCGGTTGGTATCAAACAAGTCGTCATTCGTATCGGTTACTATTACTTCTTTAGTTTCGCGTTGGCCAAGGTAAACTTTTCCAAGCCAAATAAGCATAGTTACGTTGCCTTTCATGGCTGCTTTGTATTGCAAGCGTCTAAGGGATTGTTTACCAACTTCCCTCCCTTCTTTTAATATCTCTGAAAAGTGGTTGTCTAGGGTGTCGGGATGACACTTAACGACTGCCGCTATTTCTTCTCTTGTGCAGAGTATTGCAGCCAAAGCCCTAACTTGCTCAGCATCGATCTTATCGGCCTTATGACAAATAATCCGTTTCTTAGCATTAGCATCTAGTTTCTCGCGCTCTTCCTTGGTTGCTCTGTGTCTTTTAGGCATATCGCTTAAGTTTCCTCCGACCATTAACAAAGACTTTTTTGTATCGTCGAGATCCTTTCTTAAAGAGCTTCATGATTTCATATGCGCGGCCCCAGGCGAGAAATTTATATCCTATTGTTCCTACTGCATTAAGATATTTGATGGAACAGGGAGACTTAATTATTTCTTGGTAGTGTCTCTGTTCAAATTGTGGATATTTAAGTTTAATCTCGGAGAAAGAGAAGCGCAAAATTTTCAACCCCTCTTGATAGATGGGATTTGTATCGTCTTCACCAGAAAAATGATTTCCTGGAATATAAATAAATCTTCCGCACCAAGTTCCAAAGTGTGGCTTTCCGTTAATTACTTCTCTTTCAATTTTCTCACACATTTGCGTGGAATGCCTCTTCGTTTCGTTTCCAATAATGGACCTTGGCTTTCTCAGGTAGCCTATAGCCATCCCAATTATGGCCTGTCCACCAGCCTTTTACGGTTTTCGTTATGTCTGTCTTTAGATCAAGCAGGTCAAAGTCTTCAGGGAGCCATGTTGTTGCATCAACCCATCCGTCGTAATCTTTCTCGCAATCACCATATTGCCAAAGTTTGCCCTTAGACTTGGGAGTTCCGACCTTGCGAATCAAAGAAGCTCTCCGTTTTTCTTAATCGTGTATTCTTTACCATTAGACTCCATGTAGTTCCGCCAACGTTCAATAACTGCTTCTGCTATCTCCGCACTTGTCATAAGCAAAACAGGGAATTCACCGCGGATACTAGGATCGAAAACAGAAACATCAGTGCAATCAACACAAGCAAGTGCATGCTCGTTGAGATGGTAAACATCGCCAACAGAACAGCTCTGTTCGGATTCGATACTCTCCTCCAGAATTGTATTATCTTCTTTTTCAAGGCTATCAATCTTAAGATCATTTTCGGTCATCCCTAGTTCTAATAGTTCGGCAGGATCACATAACGCAGACAGCAAGTCCCAATCAAATTCACCATGATGTACGTTGTCTTGGATGGAACGCTTTTTAATGATTGCTCCATCTAAAGAAAAATCAACAATGCACGGTATGGTCTTAAATCCGAGTTTCTTGGCGGCACGGACACGTTGCGAACCAGCATAAACAGTATGAAGACCATTGACTAGATTGACAAGCACAGGCCGCTTGTTTAGGAAGTCGGGATCTTCTTTGATGCTTTTGCAAAGCTTCTCGAATTGATTCTTTGTAATCTTACGGGGGTTATCATTCGGTAATGTTAGTATGGATATATCTATTGGTTCAATCGTCATATGTGTTTAAAATGTCTAAAGCATTACCGTTAAGAACTCCGATATATCAAATTTTAAACTTAACAATCAATGTAAAGTTTTATCTTTTTTGCTTTGACTTCTTACAGCGGTTTATTTAAGATGTTGCGTTGTTATGTTAGTTGAAGGGTTCGAAAATTCTTTTTTGTTGATATATAATTTGTTTTGGTTAGAGTTAATGGCAGTTAGTTAAGTTGGGGGATGAAATGAACGCGGTTCAACAAAGTCTTTTTGGGGATAATAGCCCTGTTGGTCTACTCAAAGAAGAGGTTCGCAAAGTAAAGGAATCAAGTGATAATGTCCGACGAGGTGTTTTTGCTCGGCAGAACGAAATTATGAAAATATGTCTTAAACAACAGGCGGAAATAGATGAACTCAAACGAATCATCAAAGATGGTGTCTCTAGACCAGAATTACAATTTGTCCTTGTTGGATGATGAGAACTTCAAGGCTGGGGTTACCTTTGCCCAGATGCGATTACTTCATTATGTGGAACGTGTAAGTGAGACGATGATCACATCGCATATACCGCTTCAGTTGAATGATGAGGAAAAATACAATATGGCTATGACTGCTGGGTTTGAACTTATTCAGGACAAACTAAAAGAAATTGTACTAACAGACAATCAAGCTATCCAAGATAATCCTTTTTTACAGATGGCATTTAACGACTTTTGGCCTAAGGAATAATTCATGCAGAAAACTCATAATCCCTTTGATACATCTTTTATTCAACCTACTGCTAAAAGTGCCGAATTCGTTATGGATAGGGTTTGGAAAAAAATTCAATCTAAATATCACGATCGACCTGACTTAATCCTTGTAGGATGGAAAGAAATTGTCGGTGAGCGCATAGCTCCTATGACAGAAGCTAAAGAATTTGTTGATGGCATATTATATGTGAAAGTGCACAACTCTTCAACTTTGCAAAACTTTCATATGACAAAACAACATTTACTTCAAAAAATACGGCAACGTTTTAAAAGCGTTAAGATAGATGATATAAAATTCTCAATGAAGTAGCTATATTTTCTGTACCGCAGAAAAAGCAACAAAAAGGTAAATGCTATTCATCGATGTTTGTGTTTTTAAAATTCGAGGTTATTTCTAAAATATTTTTATCGTTTTCATACAAGAGATTGTATGTTATTTCACCCATTAAAGTTTGAGATTCTTCTTGATTGTTACATAAGATTTCATGACAAAACCCGTCGTTCATAACTATTTTTACAATTCTAGATCCGCAAACAATGTTACAATTAGTGTCGTAAATATGACTTATATGTTTTAAATTAATTATAACATTCAAATCTATTAAAATTACTTTTTCTAGATTTCCACTACATGAATTTAAAATTGGTGTTGGGAAAGCTTCTGAAAGTTCTCGAGTTTCACTTTTACAATTCTCTTCACATAATTCCATATGATTTCACTTCTATCCTTATTCCATTTGGTTTTTTTATCTCTTGGGCATATTCCCACTGGATGCGAACATCATCGTCGGCTTGACCAACAGCGCGACCAGGTATTAGCATTTCAGCGCAGGCATCGCGGATCCACTTAAATGCGGCACGCAAGTTGTCATCATCAAGCTTTCTTGCACCAAGCCGCGTCAACTTGACGATACATGGTAGCACAATCTCGGGATTTTCGGAACTCCATTTTAGCTTCACCACATGCTTTTGAGTCTTGTGCCGCAGAGATGCTACTTTCCATCCAGGAATGAAATATGACTTACCATTTTTAAACTTCCGTTGTGGCTTGTCTTTTTGGTTTAGCTCCGAAACCGTTAGAATTGGCAATTCCCAACAAAAGTATGGGGGGGTGCTACCTTGATATTCCTCGATCATTTTTTTGCTCGCTGAAGGGCTGCTATTGTTTTCTTGCGCTTTTCTATCACGCGCTTCTTTTGAGGCTTGGCATGGCCCGTGCGAAATAACGCCTGCGCTTGCTCAAAACTAACTTCATCTTGAAATGTTTGATTGAAACTCATGTTTTTAATCCTCCTCTTCGATAGCCCAATTTTTCTAATGCGGTCAAAAGCTCCTCGGCAAAGTTTTCCACGCTTTTATCTTTTTTGATTGTGAAGTTGCCCACTTTTACGAAACGCGCTTTGATGTCGATTACTTTTTCTAAATTGTTTTCGCCCTGTACTATTCTTGCGTAAAGTTCATTTTGGAATTCTTTGTCAGCTTTTGAAGCCATGTTGTTGTTTATTGCCCACTGCAAGTATTGCTCGTGAGAGGTCTTGATCGAACGGCACGCGCCAGAGTCGAGTTGATTTTCATACCAGAGAATGTTTGAGATTAGCTTGTCTCGATCTTCGGCAGAATACTTTTTGATAGCATTCACCATCCATGGAGTGAATCGGCTCCCATCGCGGAATATGTACTGTTTAGGATCAAAAAAGACGATAACATTTTGCCTTTTGATCAACGATAAATCGACAGGGTTCTTATCGTTAATAGATGTTTTATAGATATCGTCTTTCTTATCGTTAGTGGTGCCATTAGGACCCACCCCTAGGTCCAATTGGACCATGGTCCTGTTTTCGACCTTGGCTTTCAATGACTTACGAAACGTCTTTTTTTGGTCGTTTTTGTGCACGTCTTCATTTGGCTTATTTGAAAAAAGCCACGTAACGATTTGTTTTATGTCCAAAAAGTAATAATTGCTTGAGTCGCCAGGAACTTTGTAGACCTTCAAAAATTTCAATTCAGCGAATAGCTTGATCGCACCCACAAAGGTTTTTTTACAGACGTTGGCTTTTTCGTAGGCTTGTTTACTGGTAAAGTACATAACTGGGTTGTTTTCGGTTCTCTTGCCGAAAATATTCAAGCTGTTTTGGGACTTTAGATAATGCCACTGTTCAATAAGAACGCTAAGGATTATTGCATAATCATTGCAACCGAGCAGTTTTGCCGTGGATCGATTAACTTGAATATAGGAACTTGGCTTTAAAAGAGAAGTTATCCCTTCTATGATTTGATCAACGCTTAGGTTTAATTTTTTTATTTCTTTTTTTACAGGTGCTCTTCTTGCCATGATTACACCTCAACAAAAAATATTTTAAATGAAGCCGTAAAAGAAAGGAGTTTAGTGAGATTAGGGTAAGTCATGAGACAAAGCCTTTAATTTTTCTTGTTTTGTTTTGCGCAAAACCGTACTATAAAGGCATATGCGCATGCGTCGCTGCTAAGCAGCACAAAGCCTTCTAGATTCGGTGGTTGGTAGCTTGTTAACCAGCCCTTTTTATTTGGCGGTTCATTAGAAACCTTTGCGTGGTTTTTAATGTTCTTCGGTCCGTTGGACTCGTGGTTGTTGCGCGTTCTGTTACTTGTTATAAACGCGTCTGGTTTCCAGATGCGTTTTTTTTTCTCTACAATACAAAAACTCAAGATTCTTCTCCAGTCTTAAGATGCACCTTGCGATTCGCGCAAAATTCATGAACCTCGTCGTCTAAATCATAGATATGACCACAAGGCTTAATTGAGAGAATATCTTCGTCTGATTCTGTTGTTACAACATAACTGTGTTTTTCCAAGTAGTTGATCAGGGTGCTTCCGGCACCATTTAAACCAGACTTTGCAAGACACTGTTGGCCCAATACATATTGAGTGCAAATGTCTATGTAAGATTTTAACAAGATAGCCCCTTGCTCGTTTAGCGCATCATGACACGTGCGACAAAAGCGAACGCGGTTAACGTGCATTTTCATTGTGTCTCCCATTCCATCAATTCAATGACAAATCGTGTTTCGTACTCATCGATGACAACAACGCCTTCCCTGATTAACAGCATTAAGTTGTGCTTGAATGTGTGAACCGTTGTCAGGTAAGCAATCGTTACGTCGTCTTTGTTAATTTCAATTTTGTTGTTTTTGTCGCGGTTTTTCCAGAGAGCTAAATATAAGCTGCAAGCCTTAGACGCGTGCATTGCGATGGCTTCGAGATATGGATAGGGCGGATAATCCCAGAGTATCAAGCTCATATTTTACTTTCTTTTTTGTAAACCGCTCTGCTAAGCTAAGGCTGTAAATTTATAACTTTACAACAAGCCTTACCGTTTAGCAAGGAGCTAAAAGGTTTTAAGTTCTAGTTTCTAACTTGATTGGATAGACTGGTAGAACTTTTATAACTTAGTAACTTTGAGTAGTTGATTTTTTTGACTATTGAATCCGTCGTTTAGTTTTAAATAAAATTTTTAATAACTACGCGGCATTTAGTCAAAAATGCTGAGGGCGTATGACAAATTCGACGGTGTAGCGATTAGTCAAAAAAGCTACACGTCGAATTCTGCCATTCTTTCTAACATGCAAACCAAAAAAAATCTATAAAAAAATATAAAGGAATGTTTAATGGGGGTAATTTAAAGTTTTATTTTAACATTACACATTATGTAAGGTGTGCTTGTTCAACTGTTAAAACAAATAATTTATAGCTAAACTGCACGTTTCTTTTTTACCGGAATCCCGCGCTGCCGTGTAGGTTTTAAATCCTGGCAAGTAACTTCGCCTTGCGTGATTTCAATGATCTTCAAAGCCACGCTAAGTTTAATGTCAAAGCCTTTCAAGACATTATGAATAGTAGCTTCGCTTATCTTTGCGCTGCGGCTAAACTTCCTAATGTTGATCCCATATTTATCGATATAGTGTCTTAACATCATAAAATTTTACCCATTTTAATATTTTCGCTTGCGTCGATGTGTGTAATATGTTACAGTGTTTAGTGTAACAAGATAGCGCACTTTATATAACAAAGTCAATAACAAATGCATTGTTTAAAGAGCAATGGTTTTTTTTTGTCTGCGTGTGTGTAAGATGTTCTATAGAACGCTATAACAAGTAGAGGAACCTATGGACTATAAACGAGACAACGCCAAAAGAAAAGACATTATAGCTGTACGCAAAGCGATAACACAAATTATCGACGCAGCCGAAATGTTGAAGGACAAATTGTACGATCTTGAAATGACATTGTTGGATCAAGAGGAAGAAGCTTGGAATAAAGTAACCTTATCGCTTAAAAACAAACTTTTAAATTCGCATAACCGATAGGTGAACACATGACTATGACTGTACAAACTCAAGATTACAAACCTGCACACACAATAGAATTCGATGAAAAGAAGCTCAAGCTTCTTAAAGACACGATTTGCAAGGGTGCGACAGACGATGAACTTAGTCTCTTTATGCATGTATGTAAAAGAACGGGTTTAGACCCGTTCATCAAACAGATACACCCAGTGCCGCGCTGGGATAGTAAGCTTGGTCGTAATGCCATCACGTTTCAAGTTGGCATTGATGGGTTTCGCTTAATTGCCGATAGAACGGGCAAATATGCCCCAGGACGCGAGCCAACGTTTACACATGATGAATCAGGAAACTTGATATCTGCGACAGCATATGTAAAAAAATTGACGGCTGATGGAACATGGCATGAAGTGGCTGCCACAGCTTTTTATAATGAGTATGTCCAGCGCAAAAAAGATGGCAGACCTAACCCAATGTGGGAGGCAATGAAATATTCCCAGTTGGCTAAGTGTGCGGAATCGTTATCTATTAGAAAAGCGTTTCCAGCCGACTTATCTGGAATCTACAGCGTTGAGGAAATGAAACAAGCTGATGTTGAAGTTATTGAAGAAGTTAAGCCATTGATAACAATCGAGCAAGTGCAAGAGCTTGATGACATGATCGGTGAAGATACTGTCTATAGAAAACGATTCATGCAGCATTTGCTTAAAAGCAAAAAGATCACATGCCTTGAGCATATGCCTGTCGATATGTTTGATGGGGCACTTAACAGCGCAAAGGCTAATCACGAAGCTAATATTAGAAAAATGGAACAAAATAAAGAGGAAATTGCATAGGTATGGACACCAAATTTATCAACCCAGCGTTAACAAGAATTTTAGAAAAGAAAAAGGCACATGCCAAGAAAATCTTAGACGAAGCGGATATGTTCTGTGACGACATAAAGACAGCGGAGAAAATTCTAAAATCATATGGCAGGCCAGATTTTAGGTTAATGCTTGAAGCTGAATCTTTGGAATGGGACGCAGAAAATAAACGCATCGTTTACGAAAGCTATCAAGAGAAGATTAAGCTGCCTCTCATCAGTTCAAAGTTGAAAGTCAGACAGCGTTTGAACAACCAATTTGAATTATTTTTTGATGGAGCAATGGGCGAATGAAACTAATCGATATAGAACAAAACAGCCTTGATTGGCACGAATACAGAAAAAACAAAATTGGGGCTTCCATAGCCCCCATTATCATGGGTGTAAGCCCATATAAAACTCCTTTGCAGTTATACGAAGAAATTATGGGTTATACTGGAAAATCATTCGAACATATAGGAATGAAGCAAGGGCACTTGAACGAAGAACGGGCACGGTATCTTTATCAAGAAAAATACAAAATGCCGATGTTCACCCAAGTTGTTGAGCATGATAATTTCTCTTGGATGAGTGCATCCCTCGACGGTCTAAGCGTTGATAATTGTCAGTCGATAGAAATCAAATGCTTGAGCCTTGAAGATCATTCCTTGGCAAAAAAGGGGCATTATCCAAGTCATTATTATCCTCAAATGCAGCATCAGATGGCGATTACAGGGCATGAGTTTATGCACTACGTGAGTTATTATAGGCAGGAAGGTGACAAGGAAGAAATTGAGGTTGTCAAGGTCGAGCGCAACGAGGACTACATTAAAAAACTTATTGATAAAGAAAAAAAATTCTTGGATTGCCTACTCACTTTTAATCCGCCCGACTTGATTGACCGTGATTATGTCAGCAAGGAAGAGGACAAGGATTGGCTTGAGTATTCGACTCAATGGGGCATTCTTCAAGCACAGAAAAAATTTATTGAGAAGCAGGAAAAGGAACTCAAAGAAGCTATTGTACAATCAAGCAACGGGCGCAACTGCAAAGGATTCGGTTTAACATCACTAAAGATAGTGCGTAAAGGCAACGTTGATTATACTGCTATCCCTGAACTTAAAACGATAGACCTAGAACAATATAGAAAAGCTCCGAGTGAGTATTGGAAGATAGCATGATCAATAAAGAAGACCTGTGGACGGCTGAGATTAATTTGAACGCTGATCCTACAAACGAACTGTCCTATCATGTTGATAGGCTTGACAGAACTTTAGAATCTAATTTTAAAAGAGCTTTGATACCAGGTCCGAAAACAAATTGGATGATATTTAATATTTGCTCTTCGCATGATGAAGCAAGTCAAAGTATTAAACATTTAAAGGAATCTCTTTGTCGAATGTACGATAAAAATCCAAGCGGAATGCACGAAGCATATGATCAAATAGAGGAAAACAAAGAATGAGCCTATCAACTGTAATATTACCATTGCTAAGCCTAGCTTGTTTCTTTTTTCTAGGTATATTCAACTTAGCTTCTGGGGATTCATTGGGAGCTTGTTTCTTTGGATTATGCGCCATTTCAATGGCCATATATCAGGGAGCTTTTTTGATTGCATCAAGGAGAGGGGATTAAACCCCTCTTTTTCCTTTCATAGGCTTTGGATTAGACACGCGCTTCTCCGGAATAGGATTTTGTTTATCCCGTTCATATTCTTTAGGCATCTTTGCTTTGTGAGGTACTGATGGTTTCATTGGACTGTTTTTCATTATTTCTTACCTTTTGCTTTATAGGCTTCTTGTTGCATCTTTGCTTTCTTAACCGCTGTTGCAACAGGTTTTTTTGTAGCGATTTCTTTAACAGTTTCTTTAAGCTTTGTGGATGCTTTCCCCACTGCCTTAACTACTTTTTTAACTTCTTTTTTTGCTTTAACTGGTGCCTTTGCCATGATTAACTCCGTTTGTAAAGAAAAGATAGATAACAGACATAACATTTTCAAACAATAAGTTTGTGTGAAATTTTGAATTTAATATATGAATGCTTACTGGCATTACACAAAAAGGAAACCCATGACAATCAATCCGACAAAAGACAATGTTTTAATAGAGACGATTCCAACCCCAAAAAATACCACACTCATCATGCTTGAACCTAAGCAAGCGGACACAGACAATATGTCCTATCGCGTTTTAGCATGTGGACCCGAAGTTAAAACTGTAAAGGTTGGCGATAAAGTATTAGCACCGCCACTCGGTGGCTATGTGCTTAGAGAAGACAAAAACAAAGAGACAGTCAAAAGAATATTTTCAGAATCATTCATTTTGGCTGTTGTAACTTAAGGAGTGCAAATGATCGCATCAATATTTTTGACGACCGCAGCCGTTGCAGATTGCAATGCCGCAACTGCGGCTAATACAAATATCAATATCGATAGTGCTATCTGTATGCCTAGGTATGTCTTTCTAAAAGATTACAATGGTGTTTATTTTAATCTTGGAGGCACACGGTCAGTTAACATTTATGAATATGAATGTGAAAAATTTTACTTAAGATTTTATTCAGGTACTGGGGATTTTTGGTATCATAAGATTTTCAAAACCAGGCAAGAAGCTTTGGAAGAACTGAAAAAACTAGTCGAAATAAGAGACTGAATTTGTAATAATGTCAGCAAACAATATAGGAATGATATGAACTTAACAATGCCCACAGCCACAAAAGCTGAAGAGGTTTTGCTTGCGCGTATGCTGAAATCAGTAAACGCGGTTAACCTAGCGATCAATTCTTTAAACGAAAACGATTTCTTCGATTCAAGGAATAAAGCAATTTTTTCCTGCATGTTCATTGCTTATCAAAACAATCAAAAGATCGAGCCGCTTAGTATTGTGGCCTCTCTTGAGCAGAAGTTTCCTAAGCTTTCCGATCCTCAATATGTCATTGGCCTTCCATTAATGCACGGCTGGGGGGATGAAGATGAAGTTAAGGAATTCATTGATCAGATAAAGAAAGCTTCGCAATATCGGCAGATGATGCAGATTGCAACCCTGACTTTAAAGAAAGCTGCGGAAGGCGACGATAACCCCGAAGACGTTCAAGCATTTGCAATGCAAGAGATGGAGCGCGTTTTTTCTGAATCTGCAAGCGCAACAACACGAACTCTTGAAGCTGAAGCCGACTTTATGGATTCTGGACTTGGATATCTTGATTTCATTAAGAAACAACAGATCAATAGCGCAAAGGGAATGCACACCTATCAAGGTATGCCGACCGGTTTTACACAATTAGACGATGCGTTATCGGGTATTTGCCGTGGGCATTTTATTATTATTGGTGCGCGTCCTGGCGTTGGAAAGACTACCTTTGCCTTAAACCTTATTCATCAAATGGCATTGATGGGAATTAAAATAGGATTTTTCTCTTTCGAAATGACAGCAGATGAAGCGATGCACAAGCTTATCTGCTTGCAAGGTCGAGTCGATCAGCAAAAAGCGATGCGTGGCATGATTAACAGCATGGAATACAACGAGGTAATGAACTCTTATCATGAATGCAAAAGACTGCCGATTTATATTGAAGACCAATCACCTCTAAAAATAAGCCAAGTAGTTGCAAGAACCAAGCGCATGATAGCAACATTTGGGATACAGGTTCTTTTTGTCGATTACTTAGGTGAGATAAAGGGAGATGGTAAATTTACAAATAAGCAAGAAGAAATACAAATGGTATCGCGGGGGCTTAGGCAATTAGCTAAGGCTATGCGTATTCCTATAGTTTGTATTTGCCAGCTTAACCGTGAAGCCGAGAAAGAACAGCGTGCACCAAGAAAATCAGATTTGCGAGAATCTGGACAGATCGAGGCGGATGCTCACAGCATTCTTATGCTTCATCAAGAGGCTAAACAACAAGTGGGACATGTCACGATTCCTAAACAGAATAAAATCAGTGAAGATGATTATGCAATGGAAGGAAAGCAGCTCGACATTGACAATACCGTAAGCTCAAAGATGATACTTTACATAGTAAAAAATCGTTTTGGTGCTCAAAGGAAAATAGAATATCAATTTGATGGATCTAAAGGACGCTTTACAGAAATGTCAAGCATGAAAGAAAATATCAATGAACTAAGAAATAGATTTTCTGAATAGGATGTTGTGGCTAACTACGAGAAATTTGTTATAGGCAATTGCTTGGAATCCGAGGCTTTTAGGATAGGACATAAGAACTATCTCAATCCGAAGAAGATCACAGAATCCAAGCTTCAAAGGGTTTGTGAGCTTCTAAAAGAGGATGACTTTAGCTTTGAAATGCTTTTAGAAAAAACTAATAGAGAAACAATTCTCTTAGCTATAGAATTGTCGAACTGGGCAGCCAATCATAACATAAATTTAAGGAATGATAAGAAATGAAAAAACTATTTTTGGTGTTCTTGTGTTTATCTAGCTCTTTACTTGGAACAGATGCTAAGTTCATTATTGATGAAATACATAACTTTGTTGACACGCAGCAAACGAGGGCGTGGTTGTTATTTTCTTCATCTAAACCTGATACGATTGAAAGAGCTTATTACCACGGAAGATTATCAGCTTTGATGGAAATAGACGGTTATATTCATTCTAATCCACCTGATTAAAAGGAGCGGCTTTTAACCGCTCCTTTTTTATTATGTTAGATCTTTCAGTAAGAAAATTTTGATGTTTCCTACTGTGATAGGGAACGCTAGTTCTGGATGAACTGCTTTGCACAATAACCCTTGTCCAACAATGATATTGCGCATTTTCAGCACTGATCCGGCTTGAATTTCTACCAGAATTTGTCCCGCAGAATTTTCAGTGTCATCATCAGGCGATTGGCTGAAGCCACCGATTGATGTTGCGGCTAAACGAACGCCATCAACAAAAAGCGCGACTGCCCAGCTTGGAACTGGTGCCGGAAATGGGGGATTTAACCCTGCTTGTACGCAAAATTCGATTGAATAAATACCATGTTTCAAAAATCTAATTTCACCAGCCAAAGCCGCGTTGCTGACGTCAAATTCAGGCGATGCGAATACTAAGCCTTCGAAATTCATTTGGTCACCCAGATTGTTCCAAGGCGCAAGAACTTGATTGACTTCGCTATAAACTTCACATGCCGCATATGGGCATTTATGGTGATGATGTGGCTCGCAGTCTTTACCTGGTGCGCCCTGAAGACCC